ACAGTTACAGAAGTCATATTAAAAGCATCAACATCTAATGTATCAGTGCCTATAGTAAGACCAGAAGGTGCTGCCATTGCATAACCACCTATAGATACATCACTTCCTTGTGCTATAGCTGCCGCATAATCGCTTGTTGCGAATGCGTATATTGAACTTGCTGTTTCTTTTAGATTAAGCCTTACACCTAAGACTGGCACTTCTTCGCTTTGCATAACTTCCATATTAATTGATATTACTTCAAATATTTTTTGGGAATAACTCAATCTTTCGTTAGTAACATATACCCAGTCTGCAGGCTGTAATCTCATAAACGAAAGGTCAACTAAACAACTAATCGTAGTGCTTTGTCTCTGATTTTTTAAAGCCAATCTTCCTATCCTTTGAGCCATTGTATGCGTAGTCGTAAATGGTAATTGTTTTTCCATTTGTTTAACGTAATTAGGTTTATCGTTAGTTACTCCATTAGGTGTATCTTCTGTTAAGAATGTAGAGTCTTGATATGCAGGTGCATCTGTAGCTACATAGTTGTTAGCTGCATCTACAAAAACTGGTTTTACAGTATTATATAGTTCACCTGTACTCGCATTTGTTGTTACATTAACTGATGCTAATAAATTATCGTCAGTTACAGTCAATGAAGGGGTCTGTGTAGTGCCTGCAAACACATTAAATTGACCATTTGTATAAGACAATTTTCCTGCCATAGAACTAAGTAAACCTTCTAATACTCCCTGTCCATCTGCTCCAAAGTTTGTAAAACCATTAGCTGTGTATTTATCTTCTGTTGTGCTGTTGTCAGCAAGCGTTACATCAACTTCACAAGCATTTGCTGCCGCAGCTATACCGCCTGCGTTAGTTGTATCATTAATTTCAGAACTTAGAGCCTTTAATCCGTATGTAGTGTTAGACAAGTAATCCCTTACACAAAGGGCAGGATTCTCACTCCAAGCCGTGCTATCAGTTCTAGGGTCATATACTTTTTTTCCTTTTACAATAAAAGATAAATTAGGCATACCGCCACCAAACTTTTCAGGGTCAAACACCATTTGCATATAAACGTAAGCACAATCTAAAAATTTATCAGAAGTAGTCATTGAAGATAGTTGTGCGTCCATGTAACCATCTACCCCTGTTTGCGAACCATCTTGGAAGCTGTATCTTATTAAATTTCCTGTATTATTAAATTTATTTTCGTTTTCTGAATTTGTAAAATCTGCGTTAGTAACTGTATAAACAGTAGAGCCACTTATCGTACTAGAAGAAGTAGTTAAATCTACATCATTCAATCTTACGCCCTCTAGGCTTTGTATTTCGTGTCCTGATAAAACCACAACAACGTGAAGTAAATAATTGTCTACCCCTGTTGTTTCCATGTGTACTATCGTTCCACCTACACGACATTTTCCATATATAAGTTGTCTATGTGCCGTTGCTCCTCTTGCTGCAAACTTAGAACCAAAGTTTCCTGCTGTGGCGTTTAATCCTTTAGAGGTCATTCCACCAATTACAGAAGTTAAGAGAGTTGTTCCAAATGTCATTGCAGCCATCATGCCTGCCGTCATTCCTCCTATCATTCCTGTTGCTGAGAAGAAATGTGCTACTCCTGTTGCTACTAGAAATACAACAAATGCTGCTACTAATGCGTTTTTAATATGGTCAGCCATCTATTCTCCATGCTTTTAAAACATTTACGTTGTCTTTAACTACTATTCCATCTTTATCTATGCCTAATGCGTTCATGCCATCAAACATACAACACAGTTCACTCTGCTCTTTGTAAACTCCAAAATCTCCTTTTCTGATAAAGGCAGGTTTTACTTCTTTTATTCCAGTTGTTTTCTTTATTGCGTTTTCTATACCTGCAACCAACCCCTTACCTTTTCCGTACTTATCTATTTTCTTCAATGCTTCAGTTTCGTCTTTCCATGTCCAACTCTTAGGCAATACACTTTCCTTTGTCATGGCTTTAACAAATTCATTTGTAAAAATAATGCAATCCCACTTGCCCCATTGAAAAGGGGTACTTATATGTTTTTCTAGAAATTCATCAAAGGCTATTTCCCAATCAGGTATTTTCTTCATGGTCTACCTCATATCACGTTCATCTTGGTGTCCGCCACCATAATTACCGCCACCTGCACCTGCTGACGAATAATTCTGTTTTTGTCCCCAAGCTATTTGTTTATCTTGCAAACCTTGTACTCGGTTGAAGCCTGTGTCTCCGTTGTGTAGAAATTGTTGTGATTCAATCGTGTATCTCAAATTAGAAGGTCTATCTAAATCCACTAATCTATTTTCACAATCTATGGATATAGTTGCCCCATCAGGGGTATCGTTTATAGTTAAAGCAGTCATACGACCTTTAAATAAAGTTATTTCTCCTGCGCTCTCATTAGAACCACCCATCTGGAAACCCATTAATAAAGTTATAGGTCTATTCTGATAACTTTCTGTTAAAGCATAATCAAGAACTGTAGCGTCCATACCTGATAAAGCTATAGTCAAACCACTTGACTTCATTTCCAAATCTTCTTCTACCCCACTAATTGAAAGCAACGTGCCTGCACCAGTATAAGTTTCAGAATTTACTGTAATGTCATCTGTTCCTGACCATATCAATATATCGTCAGTATCAAATTCAGCCTTAACAGCAAAGAATATAGTTTGTTCGTCAGCACCAAGCCTTGACGTTATTGCGGTGTCTATCCCTTGTCTAGTAGCCATTACACTACCTCAATACAAGAAAAACTTATTCCATATAATGATGCTCTATCTGCGTCCCAGTCCACAGTATTAGTCTGCAATCTGAACTTTCCTTTAGGTGCTTGAAACAAAACGAAATGACCACTACTTAATGTTGCCCTTAACTTAGGCTCTGTTTGTACTGAGAATTGGTCAGGACTAGCATCTGTAACCTCTGCATCTTCTACTGCCATAACTAATTGAACTGGGTCTGCTGTAGCTGAAGCTGCACCCAAAACTCCTAGATAGTCTCCTTTTTTTATAGTTCCAGTATAACTTCCTGATGTTTTTAGATTTAAACCTGTTGAACCTTTAACATTCATTTGAACTTTACAACCACTGGTAGAACCTACATTTGTTAATGTGCTATCAACTTCCACTTCTGTAGCACTATTTTTTGCCGTTATTTTATGCGTTCCGTTATTTTCTTCATTAGCCATTCCAGTAACGTGAATAAAGTCTCCGACTATTGCACTTCCAAATGTACTTGCTCCTGCTGTAAAAGTGTTCGTATTTGTAACTGTTAAGGCTACGTTAGTGTTAGATACCCTATTCTCGCCAATTAGGTGCGTGTGGTTGAATGTTCCTGTGTTGGTTAGGGCATCAGGGTCACAGAACTTAAAATAGTTTGTAGTGCCTTTTAATTGCAATAGGAAAGATTGCCATTCTTTAGCCTGTGTTCTGTTCATGGCAGGCAAAGTTAAATCTGCAGTCCAATACACTGCATCGTATTCTTGTGTTTGTTGTTTGCCAGTAAAAGGGGAAGCTGTTTGTCCTATTGCTCTAAACAAACTGAAATTACTCCTAGTGAAATTAGGAGTGCTTGGCATAGGTATTAACTTAGCCACGACCCATCAATCCTTTTCTAAATGAACCACCACGAACTGCAGCTTCTAATACTGCTCCCTTAGTAACGTCTGATATTTGAGGTAACATCTTTGTAACTTCTGCTCTTACTGTTGGCACAACACCTGTGGCAAAGTTTATAGATTGATTAACTATAACTGGTGAACCGCCCATAGCGTTTTTGCTGTTCATATTGTTCATAATAGTTCCGCCAGTGTTGGGTACAAATATCTCAGCACCACGTTCGCCAACCATTGTTGGTATTCCCTTTTGCACTGAACCTCCACCTGCATTATGACGTGGACTCATATAATTTGATGAACCTACTTTTGCTGTTCCTTTAGCTGCAGAACTCCCATCAAATAGACCTGTTCCTACAGTACCAGTGAAATTAGGAAATATGTGTGACAATATTCTATTGACTACTTCCATTTGTAAAAATATAGCTATTATTTGAGAAACTATATTTCTAGCAAAGTTTTTGAATGATTCAAGTGCGTTTTGTCCGTCTAAAAGGGAATCAACAAAATCTTTCGTAAATGCTTGTGAAGTGCTAACTACTGCTTGTTGCAATTCTTCATCAAAAGTTTTTGCTACTTTTCCTACAGTTTCACCTACATTATGTGTAACGTCACTTACGTTATTCAAATTATCTTCTAAATCAGAAGTATCAACAGTAAGACTTTTTATTATTTCGTCAAAGGTAGCTGAAGCACCTATAGCTTCATCAAAATCACCTATTATCTCTTGTATCTTTTTGCCTAAATCATCTAATGAATTTGTAAACCACCCTATACCTGCTACAAGTAAAAATATAGGACTAGCCTTCATAACTAAATTGAAAAGTTTTGTTGCTGCAGTAGCTAGAGTCAAGCTTTTTACCAGTTTGACTAAAGCAATTCCCATAGCAGCTAATTTAAGTGCAATAGCTATGCCCATTATTGCTATAAGTTCATCTTTAAATTTTTTGACAAAATCAAATGCCTTACTTATTGCTTCTCCTGTAAGTTCAAAAGCTTTTTTAACAACTCCACCTATAACTTTTGCTGTGTCTAAAGAATCAACTAATAAGACACTCATGTCTCTAGCTAAATCTAAAAGAACATCTTTTAAACCTCCTTGCCCTATTTCATCCATAAATAAGGAAGTAGCATCACCTAAGTTTGAAAATGCACCAGTTAAAGTGTTTGCTCTTTGGGTTATAGCTTCTGGAAACTTAATTTCTCCGACAGAACGTACAAACTTCATAACACCTTCTGCTGACTTATCAACAGTATCTGTTATCTCACCAAATTTTAAAGTTATTTTGTCGCCTTCTGTTTTACCTTCAAAACCTAAAGCCTGTAGTGATTCTATTGATGTTGTACCTGCCTTAAATATTGCTTGTGCTATTTGGTCAATCCCTACTCCCTGTGCTGCTGCTACATTACCTATTCCTCTCAAATCTTCTTTAGTAGGTTTGATACCTATTCTTCTAAATTCAAGAAATGCTCTAGTAACTTCATCAATTTGGAAAGTGGTTTGGGCTGTAAATATTTTTATCATATCTAAAGCCTGTGCTGTTTCTACTGAACTACCAGTGTTAGCTTGTAATGTAGCTTCCAAATCTTCAAACATTTGGGTTGTCTTAACTATGTTTCTACCTAAAGAAACTAATCCTACAGTTGCAAAAACTTTGGAAAGATTGCTAAAGGTAAGCATAGAAGATTTTGCTGTCTTATTAACATTACTTAATTGAGACTGCACTCTATTAAGACCTTGCTTTAAACCTTTGGTTTCAGCTTGTATCTCTATTATTAATTTATCTACAGGTGTTGCCATTATTCGTCAGGGTATAGTTCCATTAAATCGTCAAGTTCACCTTTTGTCATAGGCTTCTCTTGTTTCCCACCATTAAATTCCATAAACCCTTCTATTGCAGGATATATTTCGTGAAGTGTAGAATTCCAAAAGACTGAAGGTGTCCAACCTATCATTCCTAAACATACCTCCATAAATCTTTTCACTGGTAAACTGTCCTCTTTTATTCCTTCACTTCTTCTTGTGGCTTTTTTTCGGCATCTTCCTCTGTATCATCTACTGTTAATACAGTAGTAATTAAATTAGCCACTACCGAAGTAGCAGCCACTATGCCTGCATCTTGTATTATTTTAGATACTTTTCTTTGGTCAAAATCATTGCCCCCACCTCTTAAAGCAGGTAGCAATACTGCTATCATATCTGTAACAGATATATCTCCTTCTGACATTTTAGTTGCAAGTTTTATGATTCCACAGCCAACAGACTGCTCTATGCTCATAATTGCATCTATAGTTAATCTAGCCTTATAGGTTTCTTCACCTAAAGTTATTTCAATCTCGCCCTTTAGTGGGTTTGTCATCTGACTTCTCCTGTTTTGTACTTGCCATTGCAAGTTTGATTGTAATAATGTCATCTCTTTCATCTACTGAACTAGATAACACCTTATAGGACTTACCATCTACCTTAACTTCAGATGGGTCTTTTCCTAACTGGTTGGCTACTTCAAGGACATCCCCATTAATCATAGCAGGGATGTCGCCTTTACTGCCTTTAACTTTTACCTGCTCCCAAGCCATGATTAGACTGTAGCGAATGTAATAGCACCTGCACTTTCAAAAGATACACTGTAAGTTACCTCTCCGTTGTACTCACCTGCATATTCTAGGGAAGTAACTTGGAAAGCACCTGTAAATGTACCGAAATCAGGAACTAAGAATTGATAATTATTTTGTGTGTCATCTAAAGCATTAGTCCTTATTGTTGCTTCGCTTGCTGCATCTGTGAATACACCACTGCCTGAAACGCTAATAGATTGAACTCCTGCTGCTGCTAATAAAGTTCTTTTGTTAGAACTGTCCTTATTAGTAACGTCTACGGATTCATTATTAACTGTAAGACTTGTTGACCTTAG